CATCAGCACCATCGCCACCATCACCAGCAGGACCACCATCAATAGAAAAAGGAACACTGCCACCGCCACCATACGAACGCCCATTAATTCCATTGACTACCGCACCACTAAGCGGCGGATTTCCGGTAGGAGCGCCAGCACCAAAATAACTATTCCCACCATGACCGCCAGACATACCACGTGCCAGTCCCGCTTCCATAGCAAACGCAGGCATACCAGCGCCTCCAGGGACAAGCAAATCACCAGAAGTCCCAATACCGCCACTTGGAGCCGGATTAAAGCTACGAGCAGACGAATTTGAAAAACCACCGGCACCGCCATCGCCACCAGTTGCGACTACTGCTGTGCCGAAAGACGCAGAACCCCCGTCAGAACCCACATTGGCCCCAACACCACCAGCACCACCGGCACCTACAGTGACAGTTTCAGAAGAGGACAACCCAGCAATGTCACTAATAAATGACTCAGCATAGCCACCGCCACCACCGGGAGCTGCGCTAGCGGACTCTCCAACACTAGAAGCTGGGCAGCCACCAGCACCACCACCCGCGCCTTGAACTCGTACGCGAACACCTCTCAACCACGGATAATCAGCCTTAGCAAACGTCCCATTCGACGTAAAATACACCGTCTCAACAAACCTGTACGCATCAACACCACCAAGTGTTGACGACGCAGCAACCCTAAGCTCACTCATTCTGCCTCCAAACCAAACGCCACAGAAACCTCATCAACAGTCAAACCAAGAGCTTCAAGTTTCGCAATCGCAGAAGCCTTCGCATCCCTACGAGCCTGTTGCTCGGCAACGATCTCCGCTTCCACGTCAGACCAGAGTGCTTCCAACTCAGCCTGAGACGGTTTAGGCGTTTCTGACAGCCACGTCAAACCCTCATAGGAGTCACCATCAAGAGTCCACTCAGCACCAGGAAACTTACGTGCCAGTATTTGTGTGTAATCCATTAACCCGCCACCTCCATCAAAGTAAGGGTGGAAACAGCCGCCCTGTCCCCGTTAACACCGCGACGATTTACATACATCGTCCCAGTGTTAGTCATGGTTTGCACTTTATAAGTAACGGCACTTATCGTTGACGGGCTATCTAAATAAGACGTGCTTGCCGTTTCATATTGATTTGCATCTGATACAAGAAGGGTTGAGCTACCAGGATTGCTACCAGAAGTGGCGATTGATATAGGTGTCGCATCGCGCACTAACTGGAACTGCACCGTTCCCCCAGACGAGTGACCGCCTATCGCGCTTAAAAGTATATAAATTTTTGAAGAAACAGAGCTTGGGGTAATTGCAAGACTAAGCCCAGTCACGTCAACAAATGAAGTGCTAGTGCTAGAAAAAGCGTCTGTCTTTGTCGTAGACACCACCTGCAAAATCATGCCCGGCTGAGTCAACTGCGACCCCGACGCCACATCCACCACAAACCCATTCGACGCCAAACCAGCAATCGAACCAACAGCTAACTCACTCATACAACACTCCAAGAACTCGCAGTACCCACAGTCACAGTAGCCCCAGACGCAATCGTCACAGGCCCAGCAGAAACCCCATTGTAATTATCCTCAAACGTATAATTCTCAGTAATCTCATTAGTATTCAACAAAATCGCACCAGACGGATCAGAACCACCACCAGAAGTAAACTCCTCCCAAGCAGTCCCACCAGCGTTATAAAAAGTCAAAGTATTCGTATCAGTCAAAAACGCAAACTGACCAGCAACAGGCGTACCAATAGCCGAACCACGCTCAGCAGTACCCGCAAACGTCGAAACAACCTGCTGAGCAAAATAAGTATTCACATTCGCAGCAGTCAAAATCTCATTGACGGCGAAAACCTTAAACGGCATCTACTTTCCTCACCAACTCAATCGTCCAAAGTCTAGTCTACCGAAAACATCGTCATCCAACACCAAAGGAGCATAAAACAACTCCGTCAAACCAAACGTCACAGTATGCGTATCAGGAGTCACCACCTGATCAATACGAATAATCTTCCCATACCGAACAATCTCATCACCAATACCATTCGGCGTAAACTTCACCAACACAACCGAACCCAAATCAGCCGCCAACAACACATCCTGCGTCGGCTTATCCAACTTATGCAAATACACATCAAACGCTTCAAACCGATACTCAGGCTCAGAAAACTGCGACACATACTGCACAGCAACATCAACCATCTGATCATCAGAAGCAAGCTGCATTTCCTCAACACTAAACTCACTAATGCCATACTCAGCCTGCGACTCTAAATCATTCGCAACAACCGTCCCACCACCCTGCCGAGTCAAACGAACCGAGTTAAACAACAACTCCGAGCCATACATGACACGCAAATTATCAAACGGAATATCAGCCGAACCAAACGTAATAAGGTCATCACCAGAAGGCGGATAATTGCGCCCCTGAAACACAAGCTTCCCATCGCGCGACATGAAAAACTCGCCAGGGTCAGACAAAGCAATGTTCTGCAAATACTCAACAACAGACGTCTCATCCTCAATAGGATTAGCGCCCATCAGTTGACCGTTAGTGTCAATGTCCCGCAACGAAGCAGGCCAGTTCACTTCAGCACGGTCAAGAATGCGCTCAATGCGGGCACTAGACGTTTCCTCAGGCGGAGTGAACCCTTCAATAAACCGCCTATTCAGGTTCGCAATACCCTCAGACGCTTTAATCACCGCAGTCGAATTACCATCATTCGTGTACGACAAATCCCAGTCATCAATAAACCCAGTAAACACAACAATGTCGTTAACCTTCACCCGAACCTGACGTTGCGGAACAATGTTCCCCCGGTACGGCGAACCATCAAACAACGGGTCAAACGCACGATCATGATTGTTTAAATCAATCTCAATGTTCCCAGCAGGGAAAGTCGAGAAGGTTTGCGCACGTCCACGACCAAAGTCAATAGATCGCACACGGTTTGTCACATCAACAAACGCTTCACCACCAAGCGGATACTCAGTATTGTCTAACCGACCCTTCTCCGCACTATCCAACGTAAAATATGGAGGATTAAGCGCCTCGGTAAGGTCAAAACCGAGTTCAACAACAGGAATTGGCAACGGCATCAGAAAGCCCTAAGAGTCCGCGACTGCCAACTACTCGAGACCCGAGTCGTGTTCTTGTAACTAAAGTCAGAAATCGTCTTAGCGACAGAAGCACCATCCGCACGACTACTCGTGTTTACCACAATGTTTTGCGAACGAGAAGGCGCCCCACCCAAAACATCGAAGCCTTGACGGCTAACAACTTTTTCACGTTGCGCCGCCTGACGTGCTTCGGCATCTCTAGACTGGGCCGCAGCCTTCTCAGCCGCACGTCTAAGATCCTCAACCTCTTGACGGCGTTTATTGACCATCGCCTGCACAGTAGCCGGAGTAGCAAAACCAGGTATTTCAGTACCGTCACCAGCAGAGCCACCGACCCCACCACCGTCGCCTCCGTCGCCACCACCAGTAAACGACGGCATACCCTCCATCGTGGGCATCTTCCCCAAAGCTAACTGAGCCTTAGCAATAGCAATCTCAATACCCGAAATAAGCAAAGCCTCAAAGCTAGAAGTAAAAGCACCAGCAAGCGCAATAGCTTGCTCCTCCAACTGGCCCGCCTGAGCCTCAAGGCCCTTAACAATGCCATCAACAAACATCTCACCCTGGCCGTACATGACCTGAGCAGTCTCTTCACCCAGTTCCTCACCAAGCTTATTCAACTCACTAAACAGAGAATTGACCTCATTAACAGTGTCAGCACCACCCTCAATAAGAGCCTCAGCAGTCGCACCACCCGCATCAACACCAGCCTCAACCAACTCATTAAACAACTGAGGATCAAGACCAAGCTGACGCAAAGCCTTCATATTATTAACAAACGCCCGAGTACGCTCAACAATGCCACGATAACCAGCAACAAGCTCCTGAGACTTAGACTTCACCGCCTCAATAGGCTCAATAACAGCCGACGTAATAAGAACCTCAAACTCGCGCAAACCATCAGCATCCTCAATGGTTTTCTTAACAAGCCGAGTAACATCGACCTCTTCAGCGCCATCCTGCACATCACGCAACACATCAACCAGGCGACCACCACTAATAACAGCGTCACTCACCTGACCAATAAGCTGCTCAGCCGCATTACGACGCACAAGCAACTCATCACGTTGACGTTCAATCTGACGCAACACCTGGAACTCCCGGCGCGCATACTCACGCAACTCACGATACGAATTCTCTAACAGGTAACCATTGTCAAACGCATCCTCAAGACGCTCTTCAATGTTCTCCAACTGGTCAACAGTGTTCCGCTCAAAAGCGCCCATCTGCCGTTCAATAGTCGGCAAAATCTGGAACTCTTTAGTGAAATCAATCAGCGCATCACGAGCATCCTCAGCTGCGTCACGGAAAGCCTCAAACTCACGCCTCTGCTCCTCAAAAGCAGCCATAGCCTCGTCATACCCAGCAGGAGTAGCAGCAAACAAAGCCTGCACCTCACGGATAGACTCCGCACCCCTACGAGTAACCTCCGCAAAAACCTTGTACCACTCGTCACCAGAACCAAGAACAGCCTGAATAAGCCCCTCAGAAGCCCCCAAAGCCTCCAACTGCAGCTTCGCAGACTGTTTAGCTGCCTCATTCTGCAGATTACGGAAGAAATCCCCTACAGCGTCCTTAGCGGCCCCCGCAGCGCCAACAGTCTCCCCGAGCGAAGTATTCGTGTCATCAATGGCCGACGTAACACCATCAACCTGACCCATAAAGTCTTCAAGGTTAAAGTCCTCAAGCTCAGTATCTAAAGCATCCAAAGACTCATCAAGATCATCAGTAGCAGCACCAAGCGCAACCGCAGCCGCCCCAACACCGAGTGCAATCAAACCAAAACCAGTAGCAGCAATACGCGCCTTCATAATGCGCAACTGCTTATTAGTCATACTCAACTGCCAGTTAAACAACCGAGCCGCAGTAGTCGCCCCCTGGATGCCCATAATGAGCAAACCAAACAACTTCGTACCAACAACAATTGCACCAAACGCAATAGCAAGATTCTTGTACACATTAATGTGATCAATAATGTGCGCCGTAGCGTTAAACACCGCTTCGATGAAGAAACCAAACAGGCTAATGACTTTAACCAGCACACCAGCAAGCTGATCCTTGTTCCGAGTCATAGACTCAATAAGCGGAATCAAAGTATCAAACAAACGAATGAGAAGAGGAGTGAAGTCTTCAACCAAAGGAATTAGATTCGCCGTCAAACGGGCCAAGGCCGGAGTCAAACCCAAACCGACAGCGGCACGCACATTCTCAAACGTTGCAGCCAACACCTGTTGCTGTACATACAAAGACTCAGACTGGTTAGCAAACGCCCCCTGAGCGTCACTAGAACGAATTAGCAACTGTTCATAACGAACCATCACATCAGCAAAAATCTCAGCTCGACCAGTGAGCTTATCCAAACCACGAGCAGCCTTCAAAGACTCAATCTCGTTCTGCTTCATACCGACACCGAACTTCTCAATCGGGTCGTACTCACCACGGAACAAAGCCGCAACAGCATTCAAAGCTTCAGAAACATCACGGTTATAAGTAATAGCAAGATCGGCAGACAAATTAATCAAACGCTGAGTCATCTCAGACGTCTCATCAATATCAAAACCAGCCTGTTTAATAACAGAACCCAAGAACGTGGCCGCCCCAGAAGCCTCATTCATGTTCAAACCAATTTGAGAAGCATTCTGAGCAAACTGAGCCATCGCAGGCGCCTGCTCACCAAAAATGCTCCCCAAAGCGGCAACGTTACGTTCTAACTGAGTCGCCTCACCAACAGCGTCCTTAGCAAAACGGCCAAACAGTTGCCCGCCCTTAAACACAGCAAAACCAGCCGCAGCCTTAATCGCCGCACCACTAAGCCCCTGAATGCTCTTACCAAGCTTCTGAGTATCCTTAATGGCCTCATCAATGCCCTTACCTTTAAGGCCAAGGACAATATCAATCTTAAGATTGCGGCTCTTAGCCATTTATTTTCCTCTCAATGAGACGAGACGCATCAGCAAGAATCTCATTAATACCAGAAGCAGTCTCAGGCATAACCTTCTCAACCGCAGGATAAGCAAACCGCGAAGCATCCCCACCAAGAGCACGCACCATCGCATACCCCTGACCATTAACAGTGTGACGACGCAACCCAGGCCGAGTATTCTCCGTAGTGCCCTGCGCAGACGGATACACATACCAATCAGTCTTCTGACCATCAATACTGGCCTTCATGTTCCCACGACCAGCCATATCCGCAATAATCGTCGCCGGAGAAGACACAACAAGCTGCATAATCGCCATATCCCGAACCGCAGCACCACCACCAGGCCCACGCTTAGGTGACTTAGTTTTAATCGTCACAGTACGCGCATTCCTCCGAGTGTTCCACGTCTTACCCACAGGAGAAAGACGCCTCTTCATCCCGCGGATCGGAGGCCTGCTAGGAATCTCCGCACGCAAAGCCTTCCTAGGGATCTCAGCAACCTGCTTCAAATCCTTCTTCAAATCCTTCACAAGCTGCGGTTCAATCCTGTTCAGCTCACGAATAAGACGCTTATAGTCGCTGATAACAACAGTCGCCTGATACTCATTCGCCACAGAACACCACCAATCCTTATCTATTGTACTAATAAGAAAACCGCCCCCGAAGGGACGGTCTCCTTACTACTGTGGCAAACTCTTCGCCACCAACCATCTATGCATGGTCCACAGCATCCTGTCATCAAGAGCCATAAGCTCCCGAGGGCTAATACCTGTCTCTACAGCTAGGCTTGCAATCCACCAATGGGCAGAAGACTCACCTAGTCCCTCTATTTTGGGTCGCTATCAGCCTCGCCCACGGCCTCTACAGACTCCAACCACTTCTCATAGTCTTCAGTCGTATTGCCCGTGCGCTTCTCCGAGTGCCAACCCAAGAAGAGCAACCAGCCCATGCGAGGCTCATCACCAAGCTTGACAATGCTGATATTAAATTTGTCTTCAAACGCAACCAAGTCCGCAGCGTTACAAATAACGTCCCGCTTCGTACCGTCCGAGTACTCAAGATGTAGGTTAATTCTCATGCGAGAAATCCTACACTAATTAAGCAGTTGCGTAGGTGATTTCTCCCGTGGTCGGGAAAGTCACCGAGAAGGTAGCCAAATCTCCCACTGCCCCAGCGACTGGAGTGAAGGAAGAGATCATCACGGGTGCGGTCCACGTCGGATTTGTGCTCGACACGGCAGTACCAGTCGGGTTAATAGTAACCGTACCGATAGTACCCACCAGGTCAGACAGCAGAGTCGAAACCCCACCAGCACCAAAGTCATTGTGGAAGTCAAGAGTAACCTGACCAGACTTCAACCCACCAATGATCTCAGTAAACCCGCCAGAACCAAAGTCAGTAGTGTCAACCTCTGCAGCGTTGATGACAAGCTCGGCACGCGCAGTGTTACCCGAGATGTCGTCTCCGTTCAGGGTGACGTATGTCCCTGTTACGACGTACTTCGACAATTTATTTCTCCTTATGCATAGACGGCTACAGAAAACTCCACAGCCATGTACTCTTGTTCACTAACTATTGTAGAGCCTAAACTGGTCATATCAGTCAGTCTTAAAGTTTGCACTAACCCGCCAAGGCTCCTATCCGATTCTACCGCGGACTTGATACTGCGTTCACCGTTCGGCGAAATATATTGATTAAGTTTCCTTTGAGCCGTGCGATCATCAGCCCGCGAAACAATCACCATCACCTTAAACATCAACGTCGTTAAGCCATCACGGAAAGCCTCGTCGTACTGCACAGTCTCAAGAAACACCACAGCGTGCGGAGGATTAGGGTTATCCGGCACATCACCAGAAGTGCGCAACCCAGTAATCGTTGCAAGGTTCGTTGCAATAGCGTCACGAATGTTCTGAATGTCTAAAGACATCAATACATCCGAATCTTCTTGTAAGGCTCCAACAGTGTGTAAATGTCAGGGTCCACGTTAGACAGGCGCACAACACCCATCGCGTCAAAACCAGCGACACCCATCGGACTGTCAGCACGCTTAAAATATCGCGCAGCTTGCAAAATAGTCGCTTGCTCGATAGCGACAGGTACAGAAGACCACCCAAACACCCCTGTAACCTGCACAGTGGCCTCAGAACCCACAGTCGGGAACAAGTAGTCGCCCACAGCGCGAATGCCCGTGTACGGCCAATCTGTGCCGTTTAACGAACCATTCAAAGGCTCCAACTGGCGGTCCTTAACGCCCCACGTTATGTCATAGTCCTGATCGGCATCATCAGCAGTCTTCAAAGACGTCAACTGATACAAATCATCAATAGGGCAAAAGAAAGAATCGTCAGGAACAAACACCCGAGTAGCAGTCGTCTGAAAGAACGTCCGCTCAGTCATGTTGTCAATAGCCCGCGAAGCAGCATTGATACACAACTCAATCAGATCGTCATCAACCGAGTCCGTAATAGAAAGGGACCGCTTCACAGACGCCAAAGTCGTATAAGCGTTAACAAGTGCCACAATAAACCTCCTGGTCTAGTTTATCGTGGCCTGTCCCACGAAGCCTCACGTCGGCGATGCAACTTCCAACCGCCCTCAGAGTAATCACCCGAATCAATCTTGCCCTTGTAGTAATGCCTGTTATACGCAAAGGTCACATCGTTCTTACGCAACAGATCAGGGTTGCTTCTAATCGTAGAAGAGTTCTGATGCGTTGACTTAATCGGCAACTTACGCACCTCATACCCAGCAGTTTCAACCCGACGGTGGTAATCGTTGTCTTCAAAATAGGCCGGGTAAAATCCTTCATCCCAAAGACCAACCTCTTCGACAACAGTGTCCCCGACGGCGAAGCATTGCCAATAAGGAGCGTCCTGTGTCAGCGTCAGTTCGTCACGCCGCGCCTCAGCAAGGGTCTTCATGCCACCAGGCATAAACTGCATGTCATTGGAGGCAAAAAACCAACGGTCATGGTGCGGTAGCAACTTGATACCAAGGTTCCAGGAAGCCGCCACCCCAAGGTTGCTAGGCAACTGAATAAAATGCACCCTCTCAGCAAGCCCTGGGAACGACAAAGAATCAGCCGAACCACCATTGTCGATAATCAACAAATCGCCAACAGGTTCATCAATGCTATTTAGCATGTCCTGCAACAAGTCATACCTGTTCAACACAGGAACAATCAGGTTAGGCAGCATCCGGGCATCTCCTGTACCAATGCTTAGGGCCAAGTTCGTTTAAAAAGTAGTCAGGCATATCGTTGGGAAGCTCATTCAACTGAGTCAAATTCTTCCCATTCTCAATAGCAATACCGTTCGTCCAACAATGCGCCACCCACTGCTCCATGTCAGGACGACGCAACTCAAAATGCGAAAAGCCCTCCCACTTAGCCACAGTTTCATGCATCTCACCAAAAGAGGACAGATGGTAGCCACCATCCACCTTCGGCAAGCGATCTCGTGAACGACGCAACTGCGCCATATCCGAGTCTTTAATCTTTGACCAAGGGCCAGACAAACCTGTCAACTCAACCTGCTGGAACCAATAAGCACTGCCCTGATGCTTCCGCATCCTCCACACAGCCATATCAGATTGTTTACGGATCATGTCCCCGTCTGGGAACTCGTCAACGTCAAACCAGCCGATAACAGCGTCATCAGGCAACCCCAGGCCACGCAAAATGGACATCGGCTCATTGCGCTCGTTGTACTCATTCAACCAAGGGTTAGGGAACTCCGTAGACTCAACAGGCAGGTAAGTCCACTGCCCGGGCAACTCATCAAGATGCTCGTAAAGCGTCCAGTCTTTAAACTGCCCCTGGAAGCGCCGGTTCCCCTCAACGATGACAGTGTGATCGGCTTTCAAATAGGCCATACGGGCTTTTAAAAGTTCAAACTCTCCCCCATAAAGAACAACATCAACGAGCATCAAAATGCTCCCTCAGCAGCGGCATCCAGTCGTTCTTCCACACATAATCAACGTCATAACGCTTCGCGTTACGTACAGCATCAGCACTCTTAGTTTTACCCTTGTCGTAAGCCTCATCAAGCGCCTGCACAATTGCAGAAACCTGCGGAGTCTGCCACCAAGCACGCTGACTGTCATCCCACACAGGATTACCAGGCACCATCCAACACTCATCAGAGAGCAAATCAGGTGTCGCCGCCCAAGAGGACCCGATCACCCGAGTGCCACAAGCCTGCGCCTCAATAGTCGGCACACCGAAGCCTTCACCCATGCTTGTCGCTAACAGGACGTCCATGCCCGAGTAGTAAGCCGCCAAATCCTCAACTTTAGACCCATAACGGTACTCGACGGGGTTCACGACAGAAACAGCCTCAGCAGGCACTCCAAGGCCCTTCAAAAGCTCTAACAGGTTCCATCCGATACCCGAACCAGTCGCGTTCGTATGCAAGTAGAGGTGAGCGTCAGGGTGTTTCTTGTGAAACATTGCAAATGCAGTCAGATTCTCACTAAAAGCTTTACGGTGGACAAGCCCAGAAGACTTATTAGCAGCCACCATGCCCACGACAAACTTATCCCGAGTATTCCAATAATCATGCACGTTCTGACCGCTAGAAAGCGTGTACGTCTCTTTTAACGTCTTAGTTTCAATCGCATGAGGCACATAAGCCGACTCAATACCCTTCTCCGCAAGCACTCTCTGCCCAAACGGAGCCATAGCAATCGGCTTCACATTATCCTTACGCAACCACGCCTCAACCTTCGGAGGCAAAGTCACATGATCAATAGGCACCCAAGACCAAATATCTTTAATCTGTTGATAGTAAGGCGACTCTAAAACCCACACGTCATACAACGTCAAATGCACATTCTTAAACGCAGGCCCGTCAGCCGTCTCGTTCACAAACGTCATGTGATCAATAGGAGCCGAGTCCTGCGAATACTGGTGGAAAGACCGAGGGAAGTGCGCCACATCCCCATAAGGGGTCCTAATCACATCACGTCTACCCTCAAGGCCATAGTTGCTGATATTCGCAACATCTAAACCCTGACGCTTCAAGCCATCAACTAAATACTTGACCTGTTGACCATAACCAGTCGGGACGTCATAACTGTTAGACCAAACAGTGAAAGCCCCTTTAAGTTGTTCCTTCACAGCAGGATTACCACTTTTGCCCATAAGAGCATCCTATACATGCAGAAGGGGCCGAGCAACCAAGGCTCGACCCCTCCGCGTGTTACTTGTTACTAAGCAGCGTTTCCAATGAAGTGCTTAATGTGACCAGCGTGGGTCAGGTTTCCGTCAACGCGCATCAAGAACCTGTAGTAAGTCAGGTCTTGGTTGAAGGCGTAGTCAGTCGAAGAAGCAACCTGCAGGCCGCCAGCCATACGCACTTTGTACGAAGGCAAGTGACCGAACAGAACGCTCTTAGCACCAGTAGCAACCGAGGCCATCGCAGGGTTCTCGAAGATCGGGAATCCAGCGAACTGGTCAGGCTGTCCAACACCAACCTGGTACAGGTACTGACCGTTGTCGTCCTTCAGTTTCCGCATTGCACCAACCGAGGGGGTGTTAGCCATGAAGCCAACGCCAGGCAGGCGACGAGCAGCACCGTCGAGCGAGTAAATCAGGTCGATCAGGTTG